ACACCAGGCTTGAGAACATCTTCAGCTGACAAGATACCGGCCTCTTCTTGCTCTCTAAAGTATTTATTCCAGAAGTCTTGGTTTTGACGTTGAGGAGTAAAGGCAAGGGAAGCCTTCAGACGATCAGTAGGAATACCAGCAACTTCAGACTTTGCAATAATAGACTTAAGCTCATCTTCGCTTGGGTTATTCTCTTGTACCCACTTGAGGAGCTTCTCTTCTTTTGCCTTGTTCTCTCGTGCTTGTACTGCCTCAATAGCAGCAGCTTCCTGGTTAGCATCTGTACGACGCTTCTCCAAAAGTGAATCATACAAATCAGGGAAGCGGTCTTTCATGCTGCCTTGATCAGTCATGGCAGTGGACAAGATTGACTCAACTTCCTGATCAGTAAAGAGAGTAGTATCTTCTAGGACACGATACAATTCATCCCTAGCTCCTTTAAGACCTAATGGAGTAGTAGCATCTTCACCGTAGGTAAGAGCGTGTTCATTGAGAGCAGCCATAAACTGCTCACCTGTCTTAGTAGCGATAAGCCCTCTAACACCCTGGCTACGGATATCATCGGATTTATTACGGATATCAGACTTCCTAGCAGCCTCTACGTGACCAGTATATGCAATGTTAGCACGCTGTAGAGGCTCCATCAGGAGCATGGGATTGATACCCTCTAGTCCATTCTGTTTAACAAACTCATTTAGCAGAGCCGGTGCAGCAGCAGCGCGTTGCTCTGCAGTTGTAAGGCCACGTGCATTGAGTTGATCAAGAGACCAAGAACCATAGGTGGAGAGTACTTGGATACCATGCTGTTGAATAATACCAGCTTTACGAGCTGGATTACTAGACATCAAAGCTGAGATCAGATAGGGAGATGCACCTTTCTTCTGAAGCTCAGCTGTAATAACATCATTAGCTTTACCAGCAGCTTTACCCAAAGCAATTAAGTTTTGGGCATCTCTAATTTGTTGAGAAGAGATTTCACCAGTAGCCACTTTATAACGGCCTTCAGCTTGCTGCTGTTCATCCTGGTTTTTCTTGTATTCAGTGACAACATCACTAAGAGTAGAGCTAAACTTAGACAGGCTTTCAAACGTAGTCATGATGTTCTTACTACGTTGCAGTTCGTTCTGAACTAATGTCTTAGCATTACTCTCAACAAACTTCTGCCTATTCTCATCAAGTGATTTTTCATAGAGATAATTCCTATCCCTGTCTTGAGATTCAATACTAAGTTTCCTCTCAAGACCACGGGAATAGTCATCTCTCACTTCCTTAATAGCCCTACGATTTTCTTCCATGTTACGTATAACACGGTTGTCCCTCTCTTGCATACGAGAGAGACCTTCTGTCGGGGCTTTAATAGGATCGAAACCTATACTGCGGGCGTACCCTCTGTAACTTACTTGATCCATTTAATTGATGTTAATTTTTATTTGATGTTACCAGCAACACTTGCAAGGCCACTACCAACTGCACCGAGCACACTACCGAACACATCTGCTTTAGCACCGCTAATTGGCTTAGGACCAAAGTCATACTTTTTAAGATCTCGTGGTTTAAGATACTGAGCACGAGGAGTTCTAAGAGGCTTAGGTGGTTCAATGGCACGCTCAGGAGCAAGCATACGATTGGCTTCTGCTGCAAGATCAGCACCAAACTTATCGTTAGCAATCTTCCTAAGAGCACTTTGTGCATCACCTTGAGCACTAATCAGAGACTGTGCAAGAATAGCTTGATTCCTACCAAAGGAAGCAAACTCAGCTTGTTCAGCTTTATCAGCACTTCTACCTACTTGCCCTTTAACTGCAGTAGTACCTTCAGCTTGTAGTGCTTTAATAATAATATCTTGATTCTGGAAGGCTAGTTCATTAGTAGCATCTTCCAGTTTACGATACTCAGCTTCAACAGCAGCGGACTGTGCTAACTGGTTAAAGGTGAGTTGTTGATTATAAATTTGTTCAGACTTAGCGTACTGCTTAAGTTGATTAGCGTAGTCAGCTTGCTGAATCTTAATTTGATACTGCCAATCTTGAAGATTAGTAGCATCTTTAAATGCACCAAGAGTTTCTTCGTTCTGTACGTTATAACGCCACTGATCTAAATTATGTTGATAGTCAGCTTTAGTTCGTTTAGTACTGTACTTCCACGCTTGTAGATCATACTTATATTGTTTTTCTACCGCTCGATTCTGAGCTGATGCTCCACGAGCTGCGCCAAAGATGCCTACAGCTGCACCAATACCTGCAATAATAGCTGCTGCCATAATTAGCTCCTCCCGTAGAATCCTGGTGAGTATCTACCTTCCCATCGCATCGAGACAAGGCTAACTGGGAATGGTGTATTAGATGTTACTTTCATTGTATAGTTATCAGGCCTCTGATGAATAGGAACTTTGTAGACATATGAATCACGGAATGGTGCAGTGTTAGCTATATAGAGGTCAGCAGTCTTTTCTCCACCAATACTAAACCAGTCAGGCCTACTACGATCCTTGATACTAAAATAGATATCACCACCAAGACCTGTATAGAACTGCATACGAGCAGTGATGGTAGTAGCAGTAAAGTCTACACCTTGTTGACCCATGTTATAGTAGTACTTAGGAAGAGTGATCTCCATATTATACTCATAACCAACATAGATGTAGTTACCAGTAACATCACCAGGAATACTAAAGTACGTACCACCACCATCAGACAGTAATACAGCGGTGCTGGTATAACCAGATTGTGTACCAGAACCACCAACTTTTAAGGTACCAACGACAAACTTAATTGTTTTAGTTGTATCGAAATAAGTTGGTAGATAGACTTTAGTTGTATCAGTTGTTTGACTATAGCTAGGTGCAGTAGGTGGAGTTGGAGATACAATGGCAGCATCGGTAACTTCACACCAAGAATCAAGATACGGGTCAACAGTATTACCCAGGTTATTAACAAGACCACCAGTAGTAGCAGCTTGCACTAGCTTATACTGTGTAGCCGTATAACCTTCAGTACCACTTGTGATGATATACAAAACATCACTCTGGATGGCAGCATGGATGACATTAGCAGGTAGATACCACTTAACCCAGGAGGCCATAGGACGCTCCTCTCCTTGTTCGTAGAAGCGGTAGAGGTACATATACCTTGTAGTCCTACCAGAGCCTACCCACAGGCCGTTCTGGGCACTTCCTACGGAGTCTGTGATAATGCTTGGGATCCACTCTGCTACGACCTTAGTCGTTTCAGTTACAGTAGGTGTCTCACGTTGACCACGAACAAAGATCTCAAACGCTCTAGCCCAGCTCTGGTTCCTACTAATATACAGGATAGTAGAACCGAGATCAGCTGGCTTCAGATAGCGATCATATTCATAGTTAGCAATGGTGTTGATAGTGCAGTTAGCTGGAGTCCAAGCACCATTCTCAGCTTCCATTAGGAACTGTTGGCTATCACTAAACAGCAGAAGGCCCTGTGTAACTGGTACAACAGAACGAATAATTGCTGGTTTAACGCTAGCACAACTTAAGTCAATGGGATCAGAAGCAGTTACAGTAGTAGCTGATTTATGATAGAAGTTATAATAATCTCCAGCTTGAGACAAGGAGACATTATCTTCGGTCAGGAAGCCAAGCCTATTGTTAAATAGGAAAACATCACTAATGGTGTTACCTACAAACGATGGCTGACTATTTGAATCATCGTCACCTACCCTACGTGGTATCCACAGTAGTGTATCATCATCCACTGTTACTGTTGCAGTACCATCAATCTGAGTAGAGCCATCTAGGAAGGTAGCTTTAAATGTCAGTGGACTGGTGCTGGTACGAATGAGAGCAACAGGCATTGTACTTTCAGTAAAACCTGTACTTACATTAGGTGCTACAGTTTCTTCCCAGTAACCCTTACCACTCACACCATCATCAGCTACAAACTTAAGATAAAAGTCATCTAGAGAAGCTGATGCGTTAGCAACTTTAACAACTTGGTTATGCTTACCTTGTTCAGGGAGTCTAGCGAAGAGATCCACCGAATCTTGGAATGCCCTGAAATACTTACCATCAGGACCACCAAAGGCAGACACATTAGTATCAGAACTAAAGGTAAGGTAGATAGTGTTATCAATAATGGTCTTGGTAGCAAAGCCAGAAGTAATAGCAGCAGAGATACCAGACATTACTGTACCAATAACTAGGTTACCAGAACCAGCAGATGGTGTAGTGTAAGTGAATGTACTAGCACCAATAGTTACTGAGTACGTAATGGCGTGATCAACAGTAGAGACAACAAGAGTAGCCTGACGTTTAGGGTTCCAAGTAGGAGCAGTCTTAGCAGTTACTGTCTTCTCTGTATTTAGGATATAGGTATAGTCGTTAATGGTAAGAGCCTTAATGCTTCTATAGTCAGTAGCAGTTAGGTAAGACTCAATAGATGCTTGCTTACCAGTGGGGTAGGTAATCGTAGCAGTCTGACCAGTCAATAGGTTCCAGACACTAGGAACACCAGCACTGGATACACGGGCAATATACTTCTCAGTAGCACTCTGTAGGATACTGAACCATGCAGATGTATCAGCAGTATTGGCTGTTAATCCAGACAGTTTACCGAGGAACTTACCACCAGGTCGCTTAAGCATACCAAGGGTAATATCAGGGTAGCAGTTAAGTGCTTCTTTAACTTGACCCAACAGCATCTTTTCATCAGCTTGCTGAGAAACACCACCAAGAAAGTTAGGAATACGTTGGGAGATTGCTGTCATCGTGCAAGAGCCTTGAAGGGTTTATAGCTGTTATAGAATCCATCACCTTGCCTGAAACCAAACATGGTGTAATCACCTTCGTTGCATTCATACTCAAGGCAGTTAGCACGACGCCATGTCTCAAAGGAAGACAAAGCTTGAGTCAAGTTCACATCACCAACAAGTCTAATAGCACAACGAGTAGCAGCACGTGATGTTACATAATCCCTAAACACCTGAGGTAGATCAGAGAAATCATAATACCAAACTATATCCACATCATAAGTCTCAGTAGTATCCCATACATCAGTGTGTTCAATCTTATCATAGAGTCTACCATTGCGGATAACAGTATCGAATGCACTATTAGCAACGGTATCACTTAAATCCATTTGCAACATGCTACCAGTCATAGACAGGTAACCGTTGGAATCGGGTGTCATTGGATATTCATTCTCTTTATTGAATGTCCATCCTTCAGCCTGTACCTCACGAGAGACTTGAGTCAGAGTCTCATAAACAATTGCAACTTCCGGGTTGATTGGAATCTCTGCACTAGTGCCATCCTCATAGGTGATAGTTTGTGCTTCGATGGTGGTTACAGGCGCCTGACCAATAGACGCCAGAATTTCATTAACAGCTTGTAGCTCAGCCTGAGCGTTATTGGTTGTGGCCATAACAATAGTGTTATATACAAATTAAAAAAAAGGGATCCCGAAGGACCCCCATTTATACGATTAACTCACGAGGTACCCGAGCGGGTAATAGCCGGAGAGTCAAGTTCAGCACCAGGGTATGCAATACGCAGACCTTGGGTTTCAGAGAACACACCACCGTACTGAGGAGTGGCGCGGCTAGTTTTAGCCACCGAACGACGGATAGCCGTGGTGTTCGTGATGCTGCCGCTAGAAGTGTTATAGTTGGAGCCGACAGTGAACGAGAAGGAGGAACGGGTGCTGGGAAGACCAGCAGCCCGGATACCTCCTACACCGCTACCACCAGCATTGGTTGCAGCGTTTGCCATAATCAGAAGTACCGATATTCAAAGGAAGAGCCAGCACGGATGATGGCCGATTGAGCAGCAGTCGCAGTGTTCTGAGCAAACTGGAAGATCACCTGACCAGCGGTAGAACCGTTGGAAAGGACACCAGTCAGACGCAGCACACCATTCACACCAGTAGCCAGCAGAGCAGTGCTGTCAGCCTCAGTGATGATCACGGAGGTCACACCAGCAGCCACATCATCAGCCACGTTATCAGTAGCCAGACGATAGAGAGTCGGAGATGCGGGTACATCCACACGATACTTAAGGTCGCCAGTAGCAGTACTGGTATAGAAGACGGTATAACGGAAGAGAACCCGCTCGTTGATACCGACAGGGATGGTCAGCTGAGGAACAGTGACCAGAGTAGCACTGTTGGTAACCGTTTGATCAGCGTCAACGACATTACCAAGAGTCATAACATCGGGCTGATATACAGCACCGAAGTTACCATTAAGAGTAAGAGACATTTGTTAGTTCCTGAAAGAATTAAGTTGCAGCAGTGTTGCCAGCAATAGAGCTAGCAGCGGAGGCACGATCCACAACACCGCTAGTAGCCACAGCACGACCACTCTCCAGAGGAGACATTGGATTCAGAGTGAAGGACTTAACGGATTTGGATGAACCAAAGATCTTACCATTTGGTGCGTTGGGTTCAGCAGAGGCACCACCAATGGTCACAACACGCGAGGAGCCGGGAGCAATAGACATTACTCAGTACCTCACTTATCAGGAACGAGCCGACTGCAGCTCAATAGCAGCAGCGGGGTTCAGAGTACCCACACCCATAGCAAGACGACCCACGATCAGATCACCCTGATACATCACAGAGACATCACCAGAGGTGGTCTGCACGGAGGGAGCAATAGCTTCCACAACGGCAGCAGCATCCTTGTAATAGATCAGACCACAGTGGGTGCTGAAGTCACCGCCGTAATCGTTGTTCTCACCAGACACACGCCCCACAGTACCAGCCAGGAAGGGCAGGTTGTTAGAACGCTTGATCTGGATACCAGCGATCTCGTAGAGACCTTCACCGCTGGTAAGGCTGCCCTGAGTATTACCGTAGTCACGGTTCAGGATATTGCTATCGACTTGGCTGACGAGAGCATAGTACTGACGCGGGGACAGCACAGCGGTACGACCTTGCTTAGGCAGGTTCTTCTCATCGAGAATAGAAGCAGCCTCAAAGAAGGAATCAACCAGAGCCTGTGCATCATACTCCTTCTGCACACCCAGTTGGATCACAGAACCGCCGGGCTCGGGGCCAGGAGCAGCAGTGATGGGGTGAGCTTCACGAGCAGCTTTAGCGATCTGACGGAAGATCTTTTTATCATAAGATTCGGCCAGAGCATAGCCAATCTTTTTAGCGATCTCGCTACGCAGCGAGTAGTGAGCAAGAGTCTCATCGAGATCATAGACGAATGCCGAGCTGATCAGCAGGTCGTCACAAACGACGGTCTTCTCTGCCACCGGAGGATCACCGGACCCAAGGATCGGGGTGCCAGGTGTATGGTAACCCGCCTGCATACGGCCAGTAAAGATGAACTGCATAGCTTTGCCGTTCTTGAGAGTGCGGCTTTGCACAGTTCCTTTGGCGATCGTAGCCCCTTCATAGGCCTTGAACATTTCGCCACTGAACAACTTCAGATAAGTTGCGTACTTAGTATCATAAGCCTGGGAGCCAGCGGTGTTCGATACCGCCTTATTAAGCGTACCCAGTACTGTTTGGTTGACGTTAGCCATTAGAGTAGAGAGATTTGTTAGGACTTCTCTCCAAGCTTGGAAAAATTTTGCGCGTTAAAATATATACGATGTGGTCTCTCCCACCGTCATGGCAAAGGGTATCGGTCGTAACCGGCCTAAGCCAAAGAAAAGGGGGTCCTACTCTGAGGTGCCCCCAATCCATTACCCAATCAATGGAGCGCTACGTGCAGCCAAATCAAGAGGGAAGTTATGAGCATTACGCTCGTGCATAACCTCAAATCCAAGGTTAGCCCTATTGAGAATATCAGCCCAAGTGTTAATTACTTGGCCTTGAGAATCGATAATGCTTTGGTTAAAGTTGAAGCCATTAAGATTAAAAGCCATGGTCGAAACGCCCAGACTAGTAAGCCAAATACCAACAACAGGCCAAGCAGCAAGGAAGAAATGAAGACTACGAGAATTATTGAAGCTTGCATATTGGAAGATCAAACGACCAAAGTATCCATGAGCAGCTACAATGTTATAGGTCTCTTCCTCTTGCCCAAACTTGTAACCATAGTTCTGAGAGATCTCCTCAGTTGTCTCACGTACCAGAGAGGACGTAACAAGCGAACCGTGCATTGCACTGAATAGCGCCCCACCGAACACACCAGCAACGCCAAGCATGTGGAAGGGGTGCATGAGAATGTTATGTTCAGCTTGGAAGACAAGCATGAAGTTAAAGGTTCCCGAAATACCCAGAGGCATACCGTCCGAGAACGAACCTTGACCAAACGGATAGACGAGGAAGACTGCGGTCGCCGCTGCGACAGGGGCTGAGTATGCAACAAAGATCCAAGGCCTCATCCCTAATCGATAGCTAAGTTCCCACTCTCGTCCCAGGTAAGCAAAGATGCCAATGAGGAAGTGGAAGACTGTGAGTTGATACGGACCCCCGTTGTAGAGCCATTCATCAAGTGAATGAGCTTCCCAAATTGGGTAGAGGTGAAGTCCGATGGCATTGCTGCTCGGAACGACGGCTCCCGATATGATGTTATTTCCATAAAGAAGACTCCCAGCTACGGGCTCTCGGATGCCATCAATATCGACAGGGGGAGCCGCAATGAATGCAAGAATAAAACAAATGGTTGCTGCCAACAGGCAAGGAATCATCAGTGTTCCAAACCAACCAACATAAAGACGATTGTTAGTACTGGTTACCCAGTTACAAAAAGAGTCCCAGCTGTTAGGCCGGGACTGAGTTACTGCGATTGCAGTCATAATGAAGTTAGTTAAGACGAGTTACTTTAATCCGTCCAACTCCAGAGTCAGTGAGACCGATAGCGTCAGCCGCACCTTTACTAAGATCAATCTCCCTACCTTGGATGTAAGGACCACGATCTGTTACCCGAACAATGGCACACCTCTGGTAGCAGACCTTAAGTCTTGTACCGAAGGGGAGTGTCTTGTGCGCTGCAGTAAGGGCATGTTGATTATACCGTTCGCCATTCGCGGATAGCGAACCATGGAAACCAGGTCCGTACCATGAGCTAATGACTGACAGAGTAGTTAGAAGAGGAATCATAATAAGATAGCAAAGAACTATTATATTGATTACGCTTACAAATCCGCCAATACACGCGCAGTATTAGCGGACTTACCAATACATCAGCAGCCTTTCTTACCGCCGCCGCCTTTACCGCCTTTTCCTTTCATTATGCGAATGCGAAGAAACCAGATACATCATTAGCTGCAAGGCCAGTTGCAGTGTTATCAGTCAACCCTTTAGCTGAAGTAACTGAGTATGTGCAGGCAGTTCCAAAGGAAAGGCCACCCTCAAAGTTTAATGCAACAAAA